GAAGCGTAGAGTCCGTCCCGGCTATAAGTGAAACCGCATTCCAAACAGCGGTATAGGTCATAGCCGTTTCTTCAGTGACAACCTCACCAGATACAGACGCTGTCCCGCTCATACGCCACAAGGACGGGTCCCACGCTTTCGGATCAGTCACACCGATATTTTTTATCTTCTGAAAAATAATAAAAAAGAAGTCGCTTATAGAAACTCACTTTATCGGCTTCTCCATGACGAGTCTAACCCTTATCAATCTGCGATGTCTTTTCGGGAAACGCTTATGGCCCATGTTTTGACATGGGGCAACGGGTACGCTGAGATAGTCCGCGACGGGTTCGGAAAAGTTGTTGAGTTATGGCCTATAACACCCAATAGAGTCCGCGCAGAATGGCGCGAGGGTGGTATTTTTTACGTAGTTTCCGTTGATGGTCGGCAAATATCTTTGCCCAAATATAAAGTTTTGCACATCGCTGGACTCGGATTCGATGGTTTTCAGGGATATTCGCCTATATCTATGGCGCGTAAAACTATAGGACTTGGGATGGCGCTTGAGTCGTTTGGGTCAACGTATTTTGGTCAAGGAACTCATGTTGGTCGTGTTTTGTCACATCCGGGCCAGCTGTCAGCTCAGGCACAAGCCAACCTAAGAGAATCGCTTTCTGACACATACCAAGGGCTGGCTAAGTCCCACAAGGTGATGATCCTTGAAGAAGGAATGAAACTCGAAAAAATTGGCATCCCCCCAGAAGATTCTCAATTTTTAGAAAGCCGACAATTTCAGATTCCGGAGATAGCGAGGCTGTTCAATTTGCCTCCTCATAAATTGAAGGACCTGTCTCGTTCATCTTTCAACAATATCGAATCAGAGCAGATATCATTTGTAACGGACTCGATATTGCCATGGTTGATCCGGCTTGAACAGTCGATGAACATGCAATTGCTTACAAAAACAGAGAAGGAAGTCCAAAGGCTCTATTTTAAACATGTCGTTGAAGGACTTCTTAGGGGTGATGCCAAGAGTAGGGCGGAGTTTTACAAGGCTATGATAAGCATCGGAGCCATGAGCATAAACGAGGTTAGAGGGAAAGAAGACTTTGACCCAATTGAGGGCGGCGACGAGCATTTCGTGCCGCTGAATACGATTCCGCTGAGCAAGGCCGGCGCTTATTTCGAAAAGCAGTTAAGTAAAGATGCAAAAATAGATCAAATTGGAGAAAAAAACAATGCGGATACTGAATAGGAGCCCATTCCAAAACAGGAAGTGTGGGCAATACCGGGTTGAAAACAAGGCGGATGAGGCAACGTTCTACATCTATGATGAAATTTCTTATTGGGGGATTTCCGCCGATCAATTCGTTAAAGACCTGAACGCATCGAAAGCAAGCACTGTTCACATCCGAATTAACTCTCCGGGCGGGTCCGTTTTTGATGGAACGGCTATTTACAATGCCATAAAACAGCATAAAGCTACAACAATTACTCATGTCGACGGGCTTGCGGCTTCGATTTCGTCTATCATTGCACTTGCCGGTGACGAAGTGAGGATGGCGGATAATACCTTTTTGATGATCCACAACCCTTGGTCAATCGTTATCGGGGATGCTCAGGCCATGAGGGAAGAGGCGGATCTTCTCGAAAAGGTTTCAAACACAACCATAGCCGCTGTCTACATGGCAAAGTCCGGAAAAGAAAAAGAAGAAATTCTTCAAAAGATGTCGGATGAAACATGGTTCACTGCACAAGAAGCCAAGGAATACGGCCTTGTTGATGTAATAGACGAGGTACCAGACGAAGCAAAAGACGTGAAAAACATCCTTTTTGATTTGGAGATATTCGCAAACGTGCCGGACGCACTTAAAAAACTCCAAAACACGACACCATCGCCGCGTGAAATAGAAAAAGCCCTACGGGATGTAGGGTGCAGCAATTCTATGGCAAAGGCGATTATAGCGAATGGTTTGAAGCATCGGGAGGATGGCGAACCTGAGCAAATAAATAAAAAAGAAGCATTTCAAACAAAAGACCGAGTAACTCAATTACTTATTAGGGCCGAAAGGGTCTCACCCGAAAGGAAAAATTAGATGAAAACAGTGACGCAGTATAAGGAAGATGTGAAAGCGCTCATGGATAAAGCTGATGCGATGGAAGCAAAATGCATCGCCGAAGGCCGTGACATGACAGAGGCAGAATTAAACGTCGAAAATGAAATCATGGACACAGTTGTTGAGTTGAATAGTATTGTCGCTACTCTTGAGAGAAAGGAGTTGCTTGCGGCTGGGCTTGTTCAAACGCCTCAAGCGTTAACAACTCCGAAGGCGGCTCGTCCTCTGATTACTGTTGAGGATCGCTCGGCTAAAGACAAATTCAATTCTTTCGGACAGCAAATGGCCGCGATTATGCGGGCAGGTATACCTGGTGGACGGGTTGATCCGCGGTTGCTGAATGCGGCTACCGGTTTGAACGAAACGGTTCCGAGCGATGGCGGTTTTTTGGTTCAGCAGGACTTCGCTTCCGAAATTCTGAAAGATGTCTTTGCAACTGGCGTTTTGGCTTCCCGCTGCCGGCGAGTGACCATTTCTGGGAATTCCAACTCAATCAAAATCAACGGAATGGACGAAACGAGCCGGGTTGCTGGTTCCCGTCAGGGTGGCATCCGGGGGTACTGGGCGGATGAAGCTGAAGAGAAAACGGCCAGCAAGCCGAAGTTTCGGAAAATCGAGCTTAATCTCAAGAAAATGGTCGGTTTGTGCTACGCAACAGATGAACTCCTTGACGATGCCGCTGCTCTTGAGGGTGTTATCCGGGACGGGTTCGTGTCCGAATTCGGGTTCATGCTGGACGATGCCATTATCAACGGCTCCGGCTCCGGGCAGCCACTTGGGGTCCTTAATTCAGGGTGTCTCGTTTCACAAGCGGCTGAAACCGGTCAACTTGCGGCAACGGTCATGGCTGAAAACGTGATCAAAATGTACTCCCGCTTGTTCGCGCCGAGCCGTCAGAATGCAATCTGGTTGATCAACCAAGCAATCGAACCGCAACTTTTCACCATGTCCATCGCTGTCGGCACCGGCGGCGTCCCTGTTTATATGCCCGCCGGCGGGTTGTCATCGGCCCCTTACGGTACCCTGTTTGGGCGACCGGTAATTCCGATTGAGCAGTGTCAGGCGCTTGGAACTGTCGGCGACATCATTCTCGCTGACCTCTCCAATGGTTACATACTGGCGGAGAAGGGCGGGATTGAAGCAGCCATGTCGATCCATGTTCGGTTTATTTATGATGAGCAAGTGTTCAGATTCGTCATGCGCGTTGATGGCCAACCCGTAAGAGCATCCGCGTTGACTCCGTTCAAAGGCGGTGCTACGGCAACGCAATCCCACTTTGTGGCCCTCGCAACCCGTGCATAATTTAACTCAACCATGCCGGTGAAATATCCGGCATGGGATTCATAAAGGAGAAATAGCAATGTATCTATCAGAGCAATTCAAAGTGATCGGCCTCGGGACTTCCACAGATTTCAATGGCGGGTTCACTGCCGATTCGATCAATACCACTAATCTGCACCACATAATGATCGTGCTGACATATGGTGCGGTCGGTGGAGCCGGGGCAGCGGTGCTTACGGTGAAGTCCGGTGCAACCGCTGGCACCCAAACAACGGCGGAGACGTTCTCTTCTAGGTACGGGAGCGCCGCTCAGGGTGCCGCAGCGATGGACATGGTGAAAAGTTGCGGTTCGATTGCCTGGTTGATCAACCAGATCGCATTCTGACGGCTCGGCGCGAACAAGCGGGAGTACATTTTGATCACGTTTTCAGCCATGACTGTTGCCGCAAGTTGACCGGTTTCAGCGGCCTGAGAGACAAGGCATCCAGAATTAAGGATGCCAAGCGGTTGCCCTGAACCTGAGCCGTTGATAATTGCATCATCCAGCATGAACCCGAACTCGGACACGAACCCATCGCGAATAACGCCCTCAAGGGCCGCGGCATCGTCCAGAAGCTCATCGGTTGCGTAGCAAAGGCCTACCATTTTCTTGAGGTTCAGCTCAATTTTCCGGAACTTCGGCTTGCTGGCGGTCTTCTCTTCGGCCTCGTCTGCCCAATATCCAC